CTAGATTGAGTGGTGCATCATTCACTGGAGCTGTATCTGTGAATGGTACAGGTTCAGCACAACTCACAACAAGTGGTGATATCTATGCATACAGAAGCGGTGGTACAACTGGTGTTATATTCTTAAACAGTGCTGGCAATAGGTATCTTTACAATGATGGTTCAAATTATTATTTACCTGGCCAAGGTCTGATTGTCAATGGTTCCACTGTTCTAAACACGGCAGACGCAGCCACTATTACGGGTACAAGAAATTATACATCAAGTGCATCAGTTAATACCCAAGGTCAAGCAGGTACATTGGTTGCTTATGGCAATCAAGGTAGTATAGGTACAAACCACGCAACTATGTCCTTCCATAGACCAGGTTATTATGCTATTAACATGGGTCTAGACAACGATAACGTGTTCCGTATTGGCGGTTGGTCAGCAGGTGCTAATAGATTCCAAATGGACATGTCAGGTAACTTGACGATGGCAGGCAACGTAACTGCTTTCTCTGATATTAGATTAAAAACAAACATTCAAACAATCGAAAACGCTTTAGATAAAGTGATGAATATGCGTGGTGTTTCTTTTGAAAGAATTGATAATGGTGAAAAGAACATTGGTGTTATTGCACAAGAAATAAAAGAAGTTCTTCCAGAAGTTGTTATGCAACATGAAGGTGAAGACCAGTTTATGTCAGTATCTTATGGTAACATTGTTGGTGTTTTGATTGAAGCAATTAAAGAACTTAAAGCAGAGATTGAAGTTTTAAAAGGACAGAATAAATGACAACAAAGATAACGCCATCAGTACTGGCAAATACAGCAGTCACTGCTGGTTCTTATGGTACAGCTTCACAAATACCAACAATTGAAATTGATGCACAAGGCCGTGTTGTTGCTGCCGAACAAAATGCAGTTGCAATAAACACAAGCCAATTGGTATCAGGTACCATTGCTGATGCAAGATTACCAGATAAGGTAACTGCAACATCGGTTGGTTCCGCAAGTCAAGTTTCTCGTTTTACTGTTGATACTAAAGGAAGAATTACTTCAGCGAACAGTACACCAATTCAAATCGCAACTTCACAAATCACTGGTTATCCAACTTTTGCAACATCTGCTACAACAGATACAACCAATGCAGATAACATTACTTCAGGTACATTAGCTGCGGCCAGATTACCAACAACAGCAGTAACTGTTGGAACATATGGTTCCTCGGCTGGTTCCGCATACTCAAGGTTTGTAGTTGATTCTTATGGTAGAATCACATCAGCGGCCAACGTGGCAATATCAATACCATCTTCACAAGTTACAGGTTTGGCCACTTCAGCAACCACCGATACTACAGATGCATCCAATATAACCACAGGATTTTTACCATCTGCTAGACTAACAATAACAGGTGTAACTGCTGGTTCATATGGTTCACAATCACATGCAACAAGATTTACTGTTGATAACAGAGGTAGACTTACTTCTGCAAACAACATTGCAATTTTAATTAATGCATCAGCTGTTGCAGGTTTAGCTTCAGTGGCCACATCAGGTTCTTACTTTGATTTGGCAGATAAACCTTCTATTCCTACCACAATAAACACACTATCCACTGGTTATCCGATTGGTTCAATTTATATGAACGGATTGAACAGTGCTAATCCAAATACATTGTTTGGTTTTGGTACCTGGGTACCAGTTACCAACACAGTCTTTGCCACAGCCAATACAACACCAGATATTGATCCACTTTATGTTTGGATGCGAACCGAATAACTGATAAATACCTCTAAAGGGGTTAAAAAATGCCAGCAGGTTATCAAGAATTATTTTTAGAACAAGGTTCAAACTTTAACACATCGGTCGCATTGGATGAGGCCGATGGTATGCCTTTTCAATTAGTTAATTGCCAAGTTAAAGCTGTGATGAAAAAATCTTATTATTCAAGTAACACAACAGCGCAATTTGTAATAACAATTAATGATCCAACTGAAGGTATATTGATTATGTCTCTACCATATGCAAATACTGCAAACATTTCTGCTGGTAGATATGTATATGATGTTGTTATAAAAGATTCTTCTAATAACGTTACAAGAGTTTTAGAGGGAATTGTGAACGTGTTGCCTCAAGTTACTGTATTTTAAAGGAACATTATGCCAACAGTAACAGTTAGACAACCAGCAACCGTTAAGGTAAGAGTAGAAGGACAAAAATCAAGGGTCCAGACACTATCATATGGTACAAAAACACTTAGAAGTTTAACAGACCTAGGACTTACTGGTGCAAACACAGGTGATGTGATAGTTTATAACTCCGAAACAAAAACATTTAGTGCAAAAGGCCTTGGCACGGATACTCCCGTTCGTGGTCATTTATTACCAACAGAGTCGAGAACATACGACCTTGGTAGCAGAACAAGAAAATTCCGAAGTCTCTTTCTAAGTGGTAACACTATTGACTTGGATGGTACAGTCATTAAAGCTGAAGCAACAACAGGTGCGATTTCATTTGCAGCTGCACCGACAGCAGCAAATCCTAATCCGATTGCGCTTGTTATTTCACCGGTTGGCGGAATTGCACCAGTGCAGACCATTCAAGGTGTGATTCCAGAAGATGCAATTCAACGGGCAGTGGCAAACTCAGTAACTTATTTGGCATTCCAGGGTGTTGATATGGGTTTCTTTTGAGATAAATTATGGCAAATACAACAATACAGATACTGCGTTCTTACGCAAATACGGCACCGAATCATTTAGAAGATGGTGAGTTGGCATTTTCTTTTGTTTCCAACACTCTTTTTATTGGTAGCAGTAGATTAAATGTGGAAACTCAATTATACACCAATAACATTGTGAGTATAGGTGGACCAGAGTACATTGCCAATGCGATTAGTATAATTGATGCAGGCAATTTTTCATAAATAGATAATAGGATTTAAATCCAACTAAACAAAAAGGATAATAATAATGGCTATCGGAAACACCTCAATTCTAATCAAGCGTTCCACCACGCTAGGCACACCAGTAAGCTTACAAGCTGGTGAACTTGGTTATTCATACCTTTCAAATACCATATTCATTGGTTCACCATCTGGTACAGGTGTTGTTAATGTTGGTGGTCAATATTATACGTCACAAATTGATGCAGCTACCAGTTCAAATACTGTTAGTACAATTGTTAAACGTGATGCAGCTGGTAACGTTTTCTTAGGCCACGCAAACGTTAGAAGCATTAGTTTCTCCGATGGTGGTACATTAAGTACTGGTGCTTTCTCAGGTAACGCAAACTCAGCAACACAATTTCAGACCGACAGATATATTGATGTTACTGGTGGCGACATTACTGCTTCTGCACAATTGTTTAATGGTACCGCAAATGCAACATTAAGTGCATCACTTAACTCTGTTGCTGGTCTATCTGCTGGTACATACGGTGGTGTAACCAACATTCCTGTTGTTACTGTTGCTGCAAACGGCCGTGTTATGGCCATTGCCAATACAAGTATTGCAACCTCTTTGAGTATTGCTGCTGATACTGGTACAGATACAGTACACCTTGCAAATAACACATTGACCTTTACTGGTGGTGAAGGTATAACATCAGCAGTAACAGATAATGCAGTTTCTTTTGGTGTAGACACTACAGTTGTTCGTGCAAATACACCTAGTTTACTACAAACGATTGATGGCGACCTTATACTTAGCGGCAACTTGTCGGTTTTAGGTACATCTACAACATATAACGTTACAACACTTACTGTTGAAGACTCATTGATTGCACTTGCTAAAAACAATACATCCGATGCGGTTGATATTGGTTTCTACGGCCACTACAATAACGGTGCAGACCGCCATGCAGGTTTGATGCGTCATGCTGGTGATGGTTACTTCTATTTGTTCGACAACTATGATACAGAACCAACAGGTAACGTAATCAACGTTGCATCTGCAAGTTTCCGTCAAGCAAACTTGAAATCTAACTTAGTTGCTGCATGGGCAAACACAACAGTATTACAAGTTGGTACATTAAACGTTGCTGGTGCAACAACACTAAAATCACTAACATTAACTGAGGATTTAGAAGTTCCTAGTGGTGGTACTGGTGCAAGTTCATTCACAGCAGGTTCTATCCTTGTTGGTGATGGTTCAAACTCATTAAAACTACTTGCTAATAGTACATATACTGAAACAGGTAGTGGCGCACAAAACAATACTATTACTTCTGTAACTGTTGATGCATATGGTAGAACAACAGCTGCAACATTTAGTCAGATTTCTGGTCTAACAGTTGGCCAAGGTGGTACTGGTGTAAATACATTTAGTGCCGGTCAAGTTATTATTGGTAACGGGTCTGGTGCTTTAGTATCACAAGCAAACGTAGCGTCAATTAATACAAACGTTGCAACTTCAAACACAGTTAACAACATCACGACAGATGTATACGGCCGTGTAACAGGATTTTCACAACAAGAAATTTCTGGTCTATCAGTTGCTCAAGGCGGTACAGGTGCATCCACATTTACAGCTGGCAGAATGTTGGTTGGCAATGGCGCTGGTGCAATTCAGGCAATCGCTAACGTTACATACACATTAACTGGTACACTAGGTGCTGCTAAGACAATCACATCATTGACTGTTGATGAATATGGCCGTGTAAGTGCTGCAACTGCTTCAGACATTTCTGGTTTGACTGTAACACAAGGCGGTACTGGTGCTTCTACATTCACCACAAACGGTATCGTATTTGGTTCAGGCACTAGTGCAATGGGTGTTACTGCTGCGGCAGGTACATCAGACCAAACATGGTCTAATCAAATACTTACAGTAACCAACGCAGGTGTTCCTGTTTGGTCATCCGCTTTGGACGGAGGTCAATTCTAAGCTGACTATATAATGTAATAGATTTTTTTTATGATAGGAGTTTGAAATGGCAAATGAAAAGTATTTAAATTATTATATTGAGACATTGACGGCAACAATGACAGACTGTGTTGTCCGAAATGTCTCAATGCAAGCGAATCAAAAAATTACTGATGATGTTGTAAAAGAACAGACTGAAAAACTTGAAGCATTGGCAAGATCCAATAATGAATTACAAACATTAATTGGAGAATTGGAACAAGCCAATGCAACGAATGAAAGTAGTGTCATACAAGATTTGAAAAACAAGTTAGACGAAAAGGAAAAACTTGTTGCCAAACAAAGTACCGACATTAATGAATTGACCAATAAACATCGTATTGAACTTGAGGAATTAAACACAAAGTTTAGAGACTATGATAGTGTTAAGAATCAAGCAACACATGTCGAAACGTTTAAAGGTGAATTGATTAGAGCCCGAGAAGAAACTAATAGAGTTCGAACAGAACTTGAAAATAGAATCAACTCTATGAATGCCGAAACGAATGGAAAAATTCAAGGCATTAATGAAGAAAATGATAAAAATGTTAGAGTGTTGATTCAGAGACATGAAGCTGAGAAAGGTAATCTGAATAATAAGATTGCCGAATTGACTGAAAAGATTGAATACTTACAACTACCTCCTGCCAAACGAAGAAAAATTGAAGAACAGCTGAATAAAGAAGTGGCACCAACGACAATAACAAGTTTAGTTGGTGCTGATGGCGAACTCAAGGATGGCGGATCGTTTTAAGTAAATGTCAAACACAGCAATACAGTTAAAAAAATCAGGCGTAACAGGAAACACACCATCAGGTCTTGCATTTGGTGAGGTTGCTCTTAACTACGCCGATGGTAAACTGTTTTATAAAAACAGTCTTGGTGGTACATCATACATATCCAACCAATTCTCGTTTGACACAATCAACTCAAACAACTCCCTAATATTTGCGGGAAGTGGTTCAGACACCTTGTCTTTTGTTGCAGGTAATAATGTTACCATAAGCACAAATACAACCACAAAAACAATCACAATCAATGCGTCAGTATCAGGTGGAAGTGACCCTGGTCCTGCGTTTGACCGTGCCAATGGTGCATTTGTAACTGCTAACTCAGCAGCCAGCTTTGCCAATGATGCTTTTTTAAGAGCTAATGCATCCTATGATTCACAAAATACCACAGCATCGTTTGCCAACGGTGCCTTTGTGGTGGCCAATTCATCAGCAACTTTTGCTAACGGAGCTTTCGATAGAGCCAATGCGGCCTATAATGCTGCGAATACCGCCACAGACCCGTGGGTAAGAACTCAAGCAAATAATGCTTACGACAAAGCCAATTCAGCTGGTTCATTTGCCAACGGAGCATTCGATGTTGCCAATTCGGCAGCCAGCTTTGCTAATGGTGCATTCACACAAGCAAATTCTAACTATACAAGTGCTGTAACAAAATTAAATGTAACTCATAGTGGTGCTTCAGCATATTTAATTGACCAATATTCAGGTAATAATCCATCAATTTATATTTCAGGTGGTGAAACAATAGCATTCAATCTTGATATATCTGGTCATCCATTTCTAATTCGTCAATCATCAGGTGGTACTAATATTTCTGATGGATTAACACACGTGTCATCTTCAGGTGTTGTAACAACAGGTTCCAATGCTCAAGGAAAAGAATCTGGAATATTATTTTGGAAAGTTCCTTTCTCTTTAGTTGAAAGTACATATGTTTATCAATGCCAATACCATAGTGGTATGGTTGGAAATATTATTATACAACAACCAGTTTCTTTTGTTGCTAGTAATACAACTTTGGCTTTTTCGCTGGCCAATGGTGCTTTTGATAGAGCCAATTCAGCGGCATCATTTGCTAATGGTGCATTTGTAACAGCCAATTCTGGTGCCACGTTTGCTAATGGTGCTTTTGTAACAGCCAATTCTGGTGCATCATTTGCTAATGGTGCTTTTGATAGAGCCAATTCAGCGGCATCATTTGCTAATGGTTCTTTTGTAACAGCCAATTCTGGTGCCACGTTTGCTAATGGTGCTTTCAATGCAGCTAATTCTGGTGCCATGTTTGCCAATGGTGCTTTTGATAGAGCCAATGCTGCATATGCATTTGCAAATACAATTTCTGGAGGTTCTTCGGTTGATAATGTAGCTAGGAATAGTGCAAATTCAGCAGAATTTTTTGCTAATGGTGCCTTTATTACAGCGAATTCGGCCGCAAGTTTTGCCAATGGTGCTTTTGATAGAGCCAATGCAGCCTTCGCTAAAGCTAACACAGGAACAACCGCACTCGATGTAAACTCTGATATTGTTGCCTTCACAATCGCCTTTAGTTGATA